ATAGCCATTAAATTAAGTCCTCAATATCTTCAACTGATAAATGAACAGTTGTGTTTTCTCTTTGACCATCTTCATCCTCTACATCAATAAAATCAACAGAATCAGGGTCTTCACCTATGTAAACATAACCAATTGATTCTAAACCACCAACATCTTTTCCCAAATCCAATCCAGCTAATTTAGCACCACCCTCTAACAAAGGTGTGATAGCTTTTTCTATCTCAGACTCAAGATTGTCAATTAAATTACCAACCCCCAAAGGGTCTCCAATTTTATGTAGTAATTTTAAAACAGGTTGATATTCACCTAACAAAGTTTCCAATTCTATATTCACAGGTTGGTCGGGTGTCTTTAAACTCTCAACCACAACAGGAGCTTTTAATTGAGTTATGGTTAAATTAGCTTCACTTAATGTTTCAAGAATTGCTCTAGCGGTTTTATCAGCCTCCAAATAAATATAAGAATTAGGGCCTGTATCTACCTCAACAGGTTCTTGTGATGATTCTCTCAAAGCATCTACCTTAGCATCAATTAATTTTTGTCTTAATCCCACTATTATCTTCCAAGTTTGTTTTTAGATTTTTCTATTGACTTTTCTAACACTTGACTATAATCTTTATTCAAGAACTGACTCATTGGGTCACTTGATGGAACTGGTTGTGTTCCATTCATCATATCACCATAGTTTTTTCCAATAACTTCATTTATTCTATCTGAAGTATATTGTCCACCACCCATTGTTTTCCAACCATCATCTTGAGCTGTTTCATTCAATACATCATTCAATACTGAATTAGATGTAAATGATTTTTTCTCAACTATTTTCTTTTGTGGTTTTGGTTGAGATTCAGTTGGTTTATTTAATTCGGTTATTACCTCTTTAATAGCCATCGCAACTTCTTCTCTAACGATTTGTCTGATTATAGTTTTTATATTTGTTTTTTTCTTTTTCATAACTATCCTTGTTCTATTTTGTGTTTTGTACTTATTACATTTTGTATCTTAGTTTCTAAATTAGTAATCACTGAAGCTATTGGTTCACCAGGCACTATGTCACCTGCAACAGAACCAACAGTAAGTGGTGTTTGAATACCTAAACTTGTAGTGGTTTGCAATCTACCAAGTAAGTTTACAATTTCAACCAAAACATCTTGTAATTGATTCCCCAATACCATATTTTCCATTGTAGCCTTATTTGGATTACCAATATTTACATTTGATGATAAAAGATTCAAAGTATCAGCAGACCCAATTGATATATGCCTTCCAGCACCAATGTGTATATCTTTTATTGATGATACAAAAATATCATCAAGTTTAGAATTTAAAGTTATTCTATCCGAATGGAATAAAATTTGATTTGCATTAGTTCCTTCAAAAATTCTCTCACCATTTTCATCAAGTTCACCAGTGTCTACTGAGCCATATTGGTAAATTGTTTCATCAGAGTCAGCACCATTATTTAAATCAGATTGAATATCACCAATTGGATATGTATTACCTTCAACACTATCAGATGATAATTGAAATGTGATTGGATTACCATCTTCATCAAATAAATTTTTAAAATGTTGTCTTAAAGAACCATTTGATGTTATACTGATTAAACTACCATCACCGATACTCTCCAAGTTATTATCTGGAAATCTTTTGTTTGATATGAATACATATGGATTGTTACTACGACTTCCTATTCTTAAACTATTACCATGTCTACCTTCAATTATTGTATCACCAGTGGTTTCATTAACAGCGTTACCATAATCCAAACCAATTTCTCTTTTTTTAGTTAATCTACTGTAAGATAATTCTTTATTAAAATTAGGACTCTCACCTCTTAAACCTCTTGGACTAACTTGTCCAATATTTTGATTTGTTAAAACTAATTCACGTCTAAATGATGGGTCATCATTCCAAGTTGGACTATTGGCATTTGTATTCAATGGTCCAAGATAATATTTTATTTTACCAATCGTACACAACAATACGGGGTCTCCCTTTGAGGGAACATCATTCATTGTTCTTAACAAAGGATAGTATCTATATTCCTCACCAGCACTAGCTCTTGTCTTATAAACTTTATCAGTTGCGTGCGGTATAGCTATGATTGAATTTATAGATTCTGGTCCATTGTATCTTAAACTTTCTTCTGAATGTACTACTTCAGCACAATAACCAGCTACAAATTGTAGATAAAAAGGAACAGGATATTCTTTACCAGCAAATCCTTTTACAGTTTTATCCGAATCTGTTATGAATAATGAACCCATTAGTTAGTCCCCAAATCAAGTGTTTTGTTTTTTGTAGCTTCAAGTTTATCACTTTCTTTTTGTAAATCATCAACTGTATCTTGAAGTGTCCCCATTAATTCTGCCTTTTCCTCATCACTCAATAACATTGATTCATCTGATTCACCTTGTGATTTAGAAATGATTCTTTGTAATACACCAGCGAGTTTTACCAAGTGTTCATCATTACGAACAGCAGTGTCCATATATTCTTTTATAATAGGTGCAACCAATACCACATC